GACCACTCATTGGTTGAACACCAACAAGCTCGTTAGCGATAACAGAAGGCATAACCCTTCTAATTAACGGTAACATTACTTTGTTTAAAGTTGCTACTGATCCTGCACCTGTGGCGCCTGCTGTTGCGGCCTCTGACAAATGTCTTTTTGTATTTTCGAGGACAACATCTAAAGAAGATTTTCTGTTTCCAGAAAGACCTTCTAACAAAGCGTCTTTAGTTGCTGACCAGTTGCTTTCAAATAAGTCTGCCATTTCTAACTCCTATTAATTTATTGAAAGTCCGGCTAATTTACGAATCATGTCAATTTCTACAACATCATCCGCACTTTTGTCATCGGCTTCTGTAATTACAGCCGCCTTATTACCAGTGTGATCACTAGTAACTGATTCTGACAATGTCTTCTTCGCTCTTGGTGCTTCTCCATCTAGAACTGAAGGTAAGTACTTGTTAAAGGACTCTTCCAGTTTTTCAGTTTTAACACTTTCAAGTAAATCTGACATAATTTCTTTCTTTTCTTTACCCAATGGGGCCATCAATTCGTTTAGTTTTTCCTTTCTTTCGAAACGATCTTCTGAAACTCTTAACTTAGATTCAACTAATTTAGTTGCTTCTTCTTTCTCAGCAATCGCTTGTTGAGATTCGTTAAGTTGATTTTTCAATTGAGCTACCTGTTTTTGTATTTTCTTGATTTCCTTTGCTTCATTGAGATAACTTACGCCATACTCATTTGCAAATGCTTCAAAAATTCTTCGACCGAAATCGTTTTCACGTGCCTTAGTAATATCTTCACGGAAAGATTTGACTTCATTAGTAATTACGCCATTGACAACGCCTTCGACTTTGTCTGCCGCTTTCTTAATGAAATCTTTCTTGGCTTCTGCTAATTGCTTCTTGCCTTCTCTTACCATTTTGACTTTTTGCTCCACTAAGCCTTTTTTGTCTTCGTGGAATTCAGATAGTTCATTTGCAAGTTGCTCTGCAACAAAATTATCTAATTTAGTTACATGTTCACTTGTTCTTGCTCTATCTGCTCTAAGTTCCTTAACTTCTTTAGCAACCATTTCAGTTACAAATTTGTCAAGTACTTTGGCATGCTCACTAATGGCTTTCGTGTACTTCACTCGATCATTTGCAAGGGCCGTTTTTTCTGCAACAATTTCAGAAATTTCTGCTTCTACTTTTTCTGAGATAAAGTTGTCAACTGCTTCTACGATTTGACCTTTGTCATGTTCGTATCGCTGTGCAAACTCTTCTCTAAGTTCCGCAGTAAGTTCTTCTCTTGCTTCAGAAATTTTACCTTCCCATGCTTCTTGAAGAGCAGATTTAACATCTTCTGTTAATTCTGCGTTCTCAAGTAGTTCTGTAAAATTCACTGCCATAGTAGTCTCCTACTTATATTTTTAAATCATTGATGAATTTAGTGATTTCATTCATCAAGTGTTTTTCTGCACTTTTATCGTGTGTTAATGCAGAAGCGGTCTCAAACATCTGAGCTCCGCCACGCATATTAAATAAACTTTCATATATAGATTTTGGATAGGCATCAGGGGCACTTGGTTGTGCCACAATGTCCACTGTTACAATATCAAAGTCGCTTACTTGTCCACTTCCGTCAACATTTCCGCTACCTCTACTGCTTACGCCAAGTTTAGCACCTGCTTTTAATAATGCTCTTGCAATATTACCCATCGGTGTTTCTATAATTTTAAGTTTGCCCAAACCGTTTGAATCATCATAAGTCATATCCTGAATAATGTGACTCACACGGTCTAAATTTATTTGTAATTCTTCAGGGTGATCTAACTCACCCATCACAGTCTCGCCTTTAGCAAGACGTTCTTTTACACTATCAACGGCCTTTTTAATTTCATCTTTGGGATATACTCTACCGTTTTGGTTTTTTACATCACCTTGTATGAATAAACCCTGCATATATAAGTCTTTACCATCTTTAGATTCCATAATCTGGACGTTAGATGCTTCTGGACTTAGATATTCATATAGTTTATTAGCCATTGTTTACTCCTCAGTAGTAAAAAGACTTACGCCTTTTTAGGTTCAACTTTAATGTTGTCTGATGGTGTATGATCTTTTGCTGACTCACCTTTGTTGCCTTCGCCGCCGTCTTTTAAAACAACTGCTTTAGTTTTACCGTCTGCGATTTTAGATGGAGCAGGCATTTTCATACCATGTTCGTTATCTGCTTGTCCGCCACTTGGTGCCGCTACATTGTCAGAAAGTTTAGTTGCTTCTTCAACAACTTCGTCTGACTCTTCTGCAACTTCTTCGTCTAAGTCATATTCAACTGATTCTAGGTCCATTTCATCTGGCATTTCAGCATCTAATTCTGCTTCTTCACCGTCTTCTACTTCGCT